TTTTAAAGTGTTTCCCTGATTGATGATATTAGTATAAGCCGTTTTGAAATCGTTTGCTATATTGCTCAAAAAAGTTTTCAGCCACGACCAAACAGCGTTAGCAGTATCTCTTATTCCGAACCAGTTGTTTTTCCATGCAATAACTAACGCTATGGGCAGAGCAAAAGAACCCAGGGCTGTAACTATTCCAGCTATAGCAGTTTTCGCAAAGGCGAAAGCTGCCGCGAGAGCACCGCCTGAGCCGAACAGTGTAGCGAGAGAACCTATCGCAGAGGCAACCGAGCCGGTTATCACGAGGAGCGGTCCAATTATCGCAAGTATCGCTCCTATGGCTACAACGGTCTGTTGAATTGGAGCAGGGAGTTTCGAGAACCAGTCTGCCAGATCAGTGATATATTTTATAAGTGGAGTGACTCCCACGACTACTATATTCCCCAGAACTATCATGAGTTCTTCAAGAGCGGACTCCATCTCTCGAATTGCCCCGCCAACACCTCCTTCCATAGTGTCAGCCATGCTCTTTGCTGCGCCTTCCGAGCTTCTTAACTTCTCTTCAAGTTCTTGATACCGCTCTGAGCCCGTGGCAAGCATGATGTTAACTCCCCTTATGGACTCTTCCTGGAAAATCGCACTTAGAGCAGCATCTCTTTGTATGTCAGTCATTCCCTCGGTAGCTTTTTCTACTTCTGCCATGATGCTGCCGAGGTCACGCATAGTCCCGTCTTGATTGTATAGGGCTATCGTGTGTTCCCCGATCGCAATTGTGCCGTCGACAGCATTCTTTTTCATATCCCTAAGCATAGCATTGAATGTAGTTCCTGCCATGCTTCCCTTGATGCCGGAGTCTGCAAGAACTCCCAGCACTGCTGCAGTCTGCTCAATGTCCATACCTGCAGCGTTTGCCGTCGAGCTAGCATATTTCATAGCCTCGCCTAGCTGGTGGACATCAGTGTTTGCGCTTGAGGTGATGGTTGCAAAAACGTCAGCCGATCTCCCAGCTTGGTCAGCGGTCATCGTGAAACCTGACATTGTGTCACTTACGATATCTGCCGCTTCGCCGAGATCCATACCTGCCGCACTCGCGAGAGACAGAAGCCCAGGCGTGGCGTCCATGATCTCGTTGACGTCCCAGCCTGCGAGTGCTAGGTAATACATTGCGTCCGCTGCATCGGATGCCGAGAATGCCGTGGTCGCTCCCAGCTCTCTAGCCTGATTTGTAAGTTTTTCAAAATCCGATCCAGTTGCACCCGAAACAGCCTGGACTTTCCGCATTGAGTCGTCAAAATTAGCTGCAGTATGAAGTGAAACTGCGCCTATGCCTACCAAAGGAGCAGTGACGTAGGTAGACATCGTTTTTCCAGTATTTTTAAGGGTACTTCCCACACTCTGAAACTTTTTTCCGATCCCATCTATTTCAGTCTGGACCTGGGCGAAAGTCTTGGAAAGTTCTCGCATATCTCCTATAATTGATACAACAAGCTCACCTACTGCCACAAAATCACCTGCTCACTTTCCAAGCACCGTTTTCTATCTTTGCGTCCGGATGCGCTTCTTTGAACTTCTCAAGACCCTGTACCTTTTCCCCGGCTTCCGTGCCCTGGAGAGCTTGACCGAGAACACCCCAATATACCTGAGCGTCAGTTTTCCTTGCTTCCCATCCGTACCGATAGAACAAGATCAACTGTTCCAGACTCATTTCATCGAGAAGCTTCTCCGGAGTCGCCCAGGCGTACATCTGTCCAAGCTGGGTTATGATGTCCCAGATTCCGAGTTTTTTCCTTCTTCTCTGGAGGAGGATTCTTCAGAGCTTACATTTTTCATGCCTGCAAAGACATACTGCACGAACTCCATAAGGACCTTGATGTCTACATTATCAAGAAGCCAGTCGCGGGTAATTTTCGTGCTTGACCGCTTGCATACAAGTTCAACAACTTCGAGAATAGCATCAATCATACCAGGGTCAAAGCTGTCCTGTCCCATAGATTCCAGGGATTGAACGCTGTATTTTTTTGTGTAACTGATGAACTTCAGGGCAGCTCTCGCAGGAACGATTGTGACATCTATTTCCTCCCCTCCGATCCGGGCAATTCTTTTTGGAGGAGCAAGGATATCGAAATCTTTTAGCAGACCATTTTCGGACATTTTCTTTCACCTTTATTTCCTGGGAAATTATGCGCTTACACCTTGCTCATCCACAATCTTAAACAGCTGGTCGCCTGCCTCCCTTGTAGTATCACATATACCTTTCAAGGTAATCGTGGGCTTCAGTGGCTCGTCTCCATCATCTGCTGGGAGTGCAAGTTCGATGCCACCCTGGTTTTTCGCGGCGTAAACGGTGATCTCGAACTTCTTGTCAGCTGCATTGGTGTTCGTGAGCCTGACCACTCTGGCAGATACCGTATTTTTCCCGCCGCTTGAGAGGGTTGTTGCAGTATTAGGAGTGTAAGAATAGCTTACCTTTATTCCGCCACCGTCCGCAATCACAGTTGAAGTTTCAACCCTGGCAATGCAGGTATAGCCCTCTTCATCGACTGCAACCACGTAGTCAGTGTTTCTTGTTGCAGCATTGTCCGATGAGTTGGTGACTTCAATAGAAGCTACCTCTGAGCCGTCTCCGTTCTTGTGGGCAAGCCTGACAAATTTAGTATCAGTCAGTGTATGGGTTTCTGCGCTTACAGGAGTTGGCGAACCTTCAACGCTGCCGAGGGTATCAATCCCGCCTCGGATCAGGTTGAGATTTGTGAGGTTGACTTCCCACATCTCGAATTCAACGGTTGCGCTGTGGTCTTTTACACCGACAACGATTTCAGGGGCATTGTCGGGTTTCAGGACAACAGGCGTATATTCTTCGGTGAATTTTACCCCGGTTGCGAGCCCCAAGTTTACGAGACTCTCCTCGGTTTCTCCCACTTCGATTTTTGCAGAACCGAAGCGGATAGTTTCAGAGTGTTGTGCGCTTGTCTGGTATGTCGTCATGTGATTACCTTCTATAAATTATCTTGAAGTCATAGGGGATGTGATAAACTCCTGTTTCGGAGTCGTAAGAATCGAAAGAAGATAAAGGAACGATTATTTCTATGATATGATCGCTAACTGTGCCGGAATACCCATTTAAAGCATTTTCAACGGCTGCTTTAATTTGTTTCACTTGTGAATAGTCATTAGAAAAAATATCAATCTGAAAGCGGGGTGTACCCGTAATTCGATTGAATGGTTCGGATACCTGGAAATATGAAAGAGCCGGGAGAGTACAATCTAGGGGAAGCTGAACAGGGTATATTCGAGTACCTACAAGAGCGTATAGGGTTGGATCTGCAAGCAGGATAGTTCTTAATGCTTCCTCTATCATTTGTACCGTCCGATAAGCTGGTTAAGTCGCGTTTCAAATGCTGCCTGTATCTCGTTTGTGTTTTCATCGAGTGCAGGTCTTAAATACGGTTGTGCTCTCTGATATCTAGTTCCAAATTCGACATGCGGCGCGTATTCAATGTCAGTACCAACTTGACTTTCGATTCTCCCAGGCGTTTTATTCTGTTTCATTTCTCTGAGTGACCGCCTGAGAGTCCCGGTATCAACAGGACACCTTATTTTCGCATGCCTTTCAACTACTGCTGCGCCTGCGCTTACTGCCTGTGATAAGATAATCTGAAGTTCTTTATCAAGTGCCTTAAATTTCGATTGGAGTTCTTTAACTCCCTCAATTTTCACCGTGAACATATCGGACATATCAGATTTCCCCGGCCTGGATTTGTGTTTCAACTCGTTCTATCCCTTTTTCCAGCTCGATCTCCCCTTCTTTCCTGTCGTTCCTCTCCTGGGTTATCAGTTCTTTCAGGTCATTTTTTAGACAGTCTCTATTTTTCTCACATTCCCCTCGGTATACCAGTGTAGGGGGGTGTATAGGGGCCATGTTACCGCTTCTCTACCGCCTTCAGGCTTGCCTCGATATGATCTATACTACCACTGAAAAAATTTTCATACATTGAAACGTTGGTAACTTCATAAGTATGATTATATCCGGATTCTGTGCTTGTTATGTGGTCACCTTCCATGACTACAGCGTCAGCCGGGAGAAATACAATAGTCTCGGATGCCACGTATTTTCCAGACTCATAATAGGGAAGTGAGCCGCCAGGTTGTCTTGTGTTTGCGAATTTGCAAGCGTATTCCGTGATGACCGTTGTAGTTTGTGGGGTTCCTACTCCGTTTGTGTGGGGGATCGCAGGACCGGAGGCCGTAGCTCTGCCTGTGCCAGTGTCACTAATTGATTCACTTTCGAAGGTTCCTGAAACATTAGATAAGATTAGATACCCGGCTGCATTTCCAGATGACCAGGAGCCGGAGGACAGCGTAATACTTTTTATCGTACCTCTAGCATCGGAGGTTGCACCTGTCAGGACGGACCCGACAGTAAAAACAGCAGTCCCTGAGGTGAAATTGAGTTTCTGATCCTGGGATGTGCTGATTACCTGGCAGGTATGCAACATTCCGAAGTTAAGAGAGTTCATAAAGTATTGTTCACCGTCCCGAATCCGACGCGCCCGAATGGTATTGAAACATTGCGGACTTTCACGGAGTCCTTATATTTCTGAATCAGTTCAGCCGCTTTTTCTTCGTATGCTTTGATATCTGCGTCTATTGTGTTCTGTTGCTGGCTGTTTCCCTGCTGGATGCTTGCCGCCATCTCTCCGGTAGTTTTCATTTTCCGAAGAGTGGCAGCCCATGCCGCGTTTTTTCCGGCGAGAATTAGCAGAGGGTTGCTAGAATCTGTTGCCTCGGCTAGTGCCAGGACTTCGGCAGATACCTCGGTGATAATATCAAGGATATCTGAATCCGTGAGGGTTGAGCTGTAGACCCTGGCGCGAACTTCATCAACGGAACACAAGACCATTTAGATCACCTGTTACGTTTTTTACTGGGGGGTTTTTCAGGAGGTTCTAAAGTTTCAGGTTTCGGAGCTTCAAGAATAATTATCGAATCCCCAAGTGACGCGGCTATTTCTGCGTTACACGAAAACGTTTCGCCTTTCTTGAAAGTTCTTCGAAATCTCCCAAAATCAACTGGAAGATCGTTAGAAGCTGCCATTACCTGAACCAGTGAATCACCCTCAGATTGCGCTAAGTTTACATATTGCGTTTGCGTGTTTGACCCTGAGAATTCCAGCAGTAAAGACCCTTCCAAAGAGATCTCCTGTATCTGGATGTTTGCTGTCAATGCCGTGTTCTGTCTGATAATTGGCAGTTAAGAAGTAGTCGAAGTATGGTCTTGCAGCCTGTGGAGCAGGAAGGAGAAGCCCGGTATCTGCAGGAAGGACAGTTTCAGGAACGGAGAAAACTGAC